AACAGCCAGCGGGAAAGAAAAAAGGGAGATGAAAAAAATACTTGGCGATCCCTACAGCCCTCTCACGATTGAGAGCGAAGGCGTCAAGATGTCCCTCGACCCTCGCATGACAGACCTCTCGTTTAACCCAGAGTTTTCGTTTGAAGGAATTGACGACATTGACCCGCTCGACCCTGAGCTAAAGGTCAACAAGATGATCGCGGAGGCGATGCCGATCTACCGTGGCAATCCCAAGGCAACGCAGATGATATTCATGGAGACGGGACACTCAGACATAGGAGAAAGATCAACGGGGCAGCGAGACAAAAAAGGAAAGTTGATAAAAGAGAAAGTACGGGTATTCAACTTGGCAGCAGAAATCAAACGCAGGTTAATACAAGAAGGAGTACCGGAGAATGAAATCGCGTTGTTCTCAGGAATGACTGCGGCAAAAAGAACCATTGCAGCAGAGAAAATGAGACGCGGCGAGATTCGGTATGCCATAGGAAGTACGCAGACGATGGGTGTTGGTGTCAACGCTCAAGACTACATGGCAGCAATCCATCACCTCGACTGCCCTTGGATGCCTGGGTGGTTGGAGCAGAGAAACGGCAGGGGGCGTCGTCAAGGCAATCGCTTCAACACGATTAAGCAGTTCCGCTATGTGTGCGAAAACAAGCAAGACACTCGACGCTGGCAGGTTGCACTAATAAAAGACACTTTTATTCGCCGCTTTATGAAAGGTGAGTTTGTCGGTCGCAGTATGGATATGTCTGAGGTCGAGGTTGGCGACAGCAGCGACCTTGAAGCAACTATGGCTACAGCGGCGGGTGATCCAAGGATACTGCACAGGAACAAACTGGAAGGCGAGGTTGCTCGCCTTACAAGAAAATCTGAGGCATTTGCGTCTAACGTGCAGGCGCAGGTGGACAATGCGAAAAGAAAAGCTCGTTCAGCGGTTTTCAAGGAACAGCAAAACAAGGTCTTTCAGTCGATTTACCGAATGGCAACTGAGGCAAAGCCAAAACTGAGAGAAGATGATGTGGCGACTTTGACATTTCCCAATGGGGAAGAAAAACAGAGCAAAGGTTACAAGCCAGGTACAACCTCAGCGGGAGTCTCGATCATCACAAGCGATTTGATTGACCTTGCAGAAGCGTACAAGAAAACAGCTTTCCGTGGAAAAGACGCAGGCTTGCGTCAGGTCGGCAAGTGGCGTGGACTTGCAATTTATTACGAAGTTCCAGCAGGCGGCATCATGCCTGAATCGCCGCAACTGTACTTGGGACTTGAGGACAGCGATCCTAATCCAATGTTGCTGCGAAGCATCAAGCCAACTCTTAACTCAATGGAAGCACAGGTCCGTCAGTTGCCAACGCTTGTCAAGAAAAACACCGAGGCGATCGCACTTGACAATGCTGCCGTAGAGCGAAGCAAAGAGGCGATGAAGGCGAAGTTTCCAAAGCAAGCTCAACTGGACAAAGCAGTTGATGCGCTTGAGAAGGTTCGCGGGGAAATTAGAGAGAACCCAGACATTAGCCCACCTTGGTTTCGCATGGGCGCGCCTGTAGGAACTGGGGTTTTCTGGAAAGGAGATGAGTACACCGTTCAGAATCACAGGCAAAATACGACTGTCATTGCCGTAGACAAAGACGAGAAAATTGTCGAGCTTCCTGCAAAGGAATTACTTGACGAAGCTGATGGCTTGCCTCTGTACCCTGAACTGCAAGAGGGCTACGACGGACCCATAGACACAAGCGTTAAGGTCTATGAGCAGGTTACTGTGCGAAAGTATAGCGAAGATGAATCAGTCAAAATTGACCTTGGTTCGTACTCAAATGATTACACCCCAGAACAGCTAGACGCCATTGGCGTCAATCCGACAAATCCCGCCGCATACAAGGCGACAGGTCGCATCGTTACTGACACCGAGGTTGGGGCAAAGACCTTTCAGGTCGAGTTTGTGGACCTAAAAAGCAAGACTGAGGACAAAGACGGAATTACTGAATACACGGGCAGGATCACGCTCACGGTCAAGCCTATTCAAGAAGAAGGGTACGGGGCGATCTCAATCGCAGAGAGCAACAACCCCATCCATCACCAGATGGAAGGGCTGTATAGGAAAAACCTATCTGCTGCGGTTTTCGTTAATGAATCAAGAAATGCCGGAAAACAAATTCTGACGCTAGAGCAAGAAATAGCGATTGATCGAGAAAACAGCGGACGTTCGCCGCAAGTCCTGCATCCTCTCGCTCCATTTGATGTCAGGCTTGAGCATTTTCATAAATATGCAACGGTTGAGATGGCTCAGGAGTGGGATGCAATTAGCCCAATCGAGCAGCACAACTGGATCGACGAACAGCTTGCTGGGCAGCTTTATGAGTACATAAAGCAACCGAACCCAGAGCAAACAGACTTGGTTGAGCCAGTTACCAGAACCCCAGACGAAGTTGAGCAGGTCGTCGAGCAAGTTGAAGAAACACTCAAGGGCTTGCTGGGTCTTGAAAGAAAGCCAAGGGGCTCATTCGCCTTGAGGATCGGGCAACCTCGGCCAATAAGAGAGAGAGGAAAAGGGGGCAGCAAGCGACGCGAAATTGACGTTGCGAGAAACAAGACTATCGGCATGGACGCTGCGTCTAGCAATCCTATTGGTGCGGAAGAAATTATCAGTCGCGTCTCGTCGCTGTTTGATCTTCCGATCCGCCGAGGTCAGATTAGAGCCTCAGTCATGGGTATGTATCGCCATCTAAGCCATGTCAACGGGGACCACTATTCACCTGAGGTCATAAGGGTAAACCGCAGAGATGGAAACAATCTCGCAGTTCTGGCTCACGAAGTTGCACACCATGTTGACGAAATCACGCAAACAAGTCGGACTGGCTTTCCGTCACATATAGAGCAGCGGCTTGAGGACTTTGACTACGATCAAAACCGCACAGACGGACCACAAGTTGAAGAAGGCTGGGCAGAGTTCATCCGTGGCTGGGCAACACTAAGCAGGAAGCAGCGAAAGAAAATTGCTGGTTTCAAGCAAGTGCAGCGATGGTTTGAAACAACATGGGCAGACGCACACCCACAGGAGTACGCAAACCTCAAGAAGATGAGAGCGTTGCTGAAAAGGTACAGCGATCAGACGGTATTTGAGAGACTGCAATCCACCATACGCTTCGCTTCCGACGACACTTTGATGGCGAGGGGGAAGCGTATCGCTGCCGATCTTACGTCTGTTGATGGCGTTAAGTACCAGTATGAAAGACTGCTTGAAGGAAAAGCGGTGCGAGCATACGCCGCAGCAAAAGACCGTTATTACGCCTTGAAGGTGTTAGAGAAGTTCCACAGACGCTTTGTCTACGACGAAAACAAAAGACGAAGGAGAGCAGGTCAGCGGGAACTTCATAGCTACTACAGCCAAACAGAGAGTGCGTATGAGTACGCAATGGCGACTCATAACACCGCTGTCAGTAACGCTGAACACGCAATGCGGCATGGGGTGTTTCTTATCTCTCCCCAATCAACTGGGTCGCGACCAGTGATTCAAAACACTGCCATCGCGGACGCAATGTCTGCCATACAGAACGAGCGAGACTTGGAACATGCCGAGGTCTATATGATCGCTCATCACATAGTCAACATGGACAAAAAGAAGAAAGCTCAAGGAGTAAACGATTACGTTTGGCCGATGGAAGTCTCGGAGGCTAAGAAAGAAGTCAAGGCAGTTGAGGCAGACAATGCAAGGTTTCAGCGATATGAGAATCTGCGACAGGCGGCTAATCGGTTTAACAACGGATTGATTGCTATGCTCCAAGATGCGGGCGTAATCAGCGGCGAAGAATTTGCCCGAATGATGCGACCCTACAGTGTTGATGAGGAAAAGCTGGACGGTTCGCTTTACGTCCCATTGATGCGGGTGACGGAAAAAAACAAGAACAGGGCTGGCGGATCAGGTCATCTTGACGTCGGAAAAGGCGTGAGAAGCAGGTCACGCAAAGGAAGTGATATTCAGGTCATCAGCCCAATGCAATCTTTGCAGGACCGAGCGATGACTTTTTACCGCGTTGCTCAAGCAGTGCAGTTGCAGAAGCTCGTCTATCAAGAATCTTTGCAAGCCCCTGGCATGGGTAAGTTTGTTGAGCGAATTGACCCTGCCGTGTCAGGGGAGAACATTCCCGTTGCTAAAATCCTCGACGACTTGGTTAAAGAAGGCTTGGTTGAAGAAGAACTAGCGACAAGCATCAGTCTTGCAGATTACATAAGGAGAGAAAGAGAACGGCAGGGAACTAAAAAGTACATAGACATAATCCCGAAAGACGCGGAAGAACAACTCATGGACCTTGCTGGATACAAGGCTGGAAAATACAAGAACAAGGACATTAAGAAGCTGCTCAACGAGCTTCCTACTGCAATGAGCGTAATCACTCTGTGGCGACAAGACTACGACCTGCCGACTCGCCAAGATAATAACATCAAGCACTTTGTTCACGACGGGGAGGATATTCTGGTCAGGCTTTCTGATGAGCTTATTCATGCACTGTCTGGAAACCACAAAGCAATGCAGAGCGCGGCAGTTCGCTACCCAGGGAAGTTGTCTCGCCTGTTTAAGTACGGTGCTGTTGCGTCCAACACAAAATTTGGTATGCGACAAATCCCGATGGATTACATAACGAACGCCTTTCAAGCTAGAGAGCAGGGGATCGAGCGATACTGGATGCCGCTGGTGTACTCGGCGCAGTTTGCTTTAGCGAACATGCGAGCATCAGGCGCAAACGATACTAATGCGCTGCGACAATTATTCAGGGCTAATGCTGGGCAAAAGATGAACGTGTTGACTGCCGACCAGACAGGCAAGCGAAACATGCTCAAAACAATGACTCAGGCTGGACAAACGATGGGGCTAGGTCGCACACCAGCAAGAGCCCCAAATAACATCAAGAAGTTTTTTGAGAACTTGATCGCTGTGTCTGACGTTGGACCTCGCTACGCAGAGTACATCGCGAGCCTGCGTAACTCTGGATACGAAGTCAACGGAACGACGGGAAGAATCACACGCAATGGTCAGCCAGCACACCCAGCTAGGCATCATCTTAACAGAGCAATCAATGCTGCCGCTGACGTAACGTACAACCACAGAAGGACTGGTCGTGGAGGTCAGGTGGTGGAGCAGTTCCTTCCGTTCTTTAATGCAAAACTTGAAGGACAAGACAAGCGACTGCGTACCTTCAAGAACATTGCTGATGTGGGCTATGCGATTATGACAGGTGATGCTCGCCGGTTAGAAGCCGCTGATGTGCGTGGTGCGGCATATACGTCAACGAACACGCTGCTTGCACTTGGTGTTGGCGTGTTGTACTACATGCTTAAATCGGACGACGATGAGTACCAAGAGGAAGAATTTTGGCAGCGGGGTCGCGGTTTCTCGTTCGGCGCGATTAACGGTATTCAGCAGTTCTTTATTCCCAACAGCCGAGAGTTTGCGTTTGTGTTCGGTATTGGCGAGTACATAGGAATGAAGTACGACGAATTTGTGACAGGGGAAAACAAAGACGTTGTAAGCGACAAAGAGAAGGAGCTTGTAAAACAGAATTTGGGTGAATACCTCACCGAGCCGCAGACCGCTGGGATGCGAATCGTGTCACAGGAAGTCAGTGCGAGTGCCGGAAACTACAGGGCTGGATTCCTTTTTGACAGTGGTGCAATATCAACGGGACTTGGGGCTTGGGCGAATTACAAAATGTTCCAAGGGCGAGCAATCGAGCCTGAATGGATGGAGCAGAAAAAGATTCCAAAGCAGGAGAGGTACACTGCGTACACTTCCGAGTGGGCAAAGTGGATTGGAAAGCACAGCAATACAGGACCAATGTACGTTGACTATGTGCTTGGCGATGCTAGTGGCGGCGGTTTTTCGCGAGCATCAAGGCTTTACGACGAAGCCAACGAAGGCGACGTAACCGCTACGTCGATCCCGTTCCTTGGTGGCATCTACACCAATCGACACCAGAAGCGATCGGTAAACGATCTGTATGTAGTGAGTCGGACCTTGCTGCGAATGAAACAGGACCATGCTTACGCAATTCCTGGGTCCGTGTGGTCGGACAAGCATGAGCGTTTTCGCGAGGACGTTGAAAAGGCAAGGGACTTGCAGTCGGTCATTACAAAAGTGGCTAGGAACTCCAAGAGCGATGTGCGATCTGATGTATCAAGGATCGCAGTTGGGTTGGCGCGTGATGCACTGGGTCGCAAGCCGCAAGTATCAAACCCATCCCCGTGGATGTTACAGAAGTCCCAGTTTCCTGATGTGCTAACAAAGGGATCGCTTGCTCAACCGTCGTTCTATCAAGAGTTGAAGGATGATGTTGCAGGCTTGATTGACGATCTTACTCCGTCCAAGGCAACCAAGGACGTTTATTCAGACGGCAAAACGAGAGACGAGGTAAACGCAGAGCGAAAGGCCAAAGCGGAGTACGCCAAAGACTGGCTGGAGCGACATAGCAAGAGCCCGATCGTCAGAGAGGTGCAGGCTGAGGAACGTGCCAAAGGCAGCAAATCAAAGCCGAAGTCACGAAAAAAGAAATCTGGATTTCGCAACCGTCTATCCTATTGACCTACGCCAAACACAGCGTAAAGTGGTATTTACTTAAATGACAAGTCGTCGTTTAAGTGGGAACCAAATAAGGAGATGGTGATGGAACAGGGTTCAGAGGAATGGCATCTCGCGAGGTTGGGCAAGCCAACTGGCAGCAATTTCGCCAAGGTACTCGGAAGCAAGACTGTCCGAGCAGGTTATTTAGAGGATTTGATATGCCAGCAACTCACTGGCAAGCCACCCGAGGAAATTCGCTCTCACGCGATTAGCTGGGGACACGAAAATGAGCCCAAGGCTCGCGAGCTTTACTCAGCGACTCAACTGTGCGAAGTGCGAGAAGAAGGTTTCCTTCTGCATCCTCAGCTTAATGCTGGATGCTCGGTTGACGGTATGGTTGATCCCGATGGAATGATCGAGATCAAGTGTCCGTACAACAGCCGAAATCACTTGAAAACGATCGAGACAAGGCAAGTTCCTTCTCAGTATGTTGCTCAGGTGCAGGGCAATATGTTCATTACCAACCGATCGTGGTGCGATTTCGTCAGCTTTGATCCGCGTTTTCCCGAAGAATACCAGCTTTGCGTTGTTCGGGTTGATGCTGACGATAGTTTCCAAGCGAAACTCTACGATCAGCTTGCAGACTTTTGTGACGACTTGTCCAAAAGGGTCGCAGCGGTGAAAGAGTCTTTCTTAACTACACCCTCGCTTGAAAAGTCAGAGGTGGTCAGTTGAGCAATTTGAAAATCTGGGATAACGAGAAGCACACCCCAAAAGACCAGACGAATAAAGTCAACCGTCGCGGTGGGTTTACGGCAGTGAATCATCAGTATCAGTTGCTTCGTGGGACGATGCTGTGGGGTCCGTATGGAGAAGCGTGGGGCATGGACATCATATCCATGCAAATGGTTGGTGAAGCCCCACAAACGAGCCTCCTGCTTCACTGTCGCTTCTATTACCCGTCACCTACTGACGGAGAGCGGTGTGAGTTTGAAGTATTGAACGACTGGCCTTTTAAGATGGGTGATGACAGTGCAAAAAAAGCACTGACAAACACTCGTTCAAAGGCTTTGTCGATGCTTGGGTTTTCCGCCGATGTCTACCACGGACATCACGACAACTCTGAATATCTCCGCGACGAACCGATGCGCAACGATCCTTCGCTTGTGCTAAAGCGAGCAGATCAAATCGCCACTAGCGGTTCGGCGGACGAGATCAAGCGAGCCCGCGATTGGGCAAAGAAGGCACTTCACAACGGGACGATCGACGCTTCTGTTGCTGAGATTCTTGAATCAGCCTGCATTACAAGGCAAGCAGCACTCT